TTCATATTTATCTTTAACTATAAAATACGTTGCTGTTGAACCTACAGCTCCACCTAATAAAATACATAATATATTTTTCATACTTACTCTCCTTTTTAAATTATTGGATTTCCTTTTTTATCAAAAAATGATGGAAAAGTTATACTATCAAAATAATAGTTTCCACTTAACACATTAGGATAAACCTCCTGCGTAATCAGCATAAATGTCTGGAACACAATTAAAGTCTAATAATATAGATTTTTCTAATCCATTAACAAAAGCTCTTTTTGGTTCATCATGTGTTGGATTGCCATTTTGCTCATATATACCAAAATCTACATAATTATCGCCTTCTGAATTTTTATCATAAATCCATCCAGCTCTATTTTTTATATGACTTTCTTGTAGACCTAACGCTTGATATACATCATTCAAATATAAATGACCATTCTTCTTTAATTTTTCATTCATAGCGTCTTGTGCTCCTCTTAAAAACATAAGATTTGCCTCAGCATCTTTTCTCCAATAAGGAGATAATTCATCAAAGAATCTAGCATAAGGGCTTATATATGACGGATTTTCACCTATTGTTTGTACTTCTTTCTTTATTTTCTTTCCATTTTCATCTCTTTCGCCTGTATCTATCTTTTCTTTTTTAATATCATATCTTAATTCTTTTTCTACTTGTTCGCCTAATTTAGCTGCTACTTTTTTTCTATACCCGCTAAATGTAGAATCTAATGCCACATATGCTGCAGACATAGATGCATATCTTTTAGATATGATTCTATGACCGCCTAATATACTAGCTATAGATGCACCACCTAATAATATTGATGGACCATAAATTTTAGCTATTTCTTTCGTTGTATTTAAATATGTCTTTGTTACATCTTTTTTTAATGCCTTTTTATCATCTTCTGTAGTCACTGGATCAGCTTCTATACTTTTAATAGAAGCCATTGTAGAGTTATGTTCTTCTAAAGTTTTTTTAGCTTTACTAGTAGCTTTACATGCTATTACTGTGCTACCAACTGTTCCAGCAATACCAATCCACATTAATATTTCTGGACTATGTTTCTTAATTTGATATCCTATATCATTTAAAAATTTAATATTCATACTTATTCTCCTTTTCTTTAATTATTATTTAGAGGCATAGGTCTTGGTAAATTTAATTCAAATCCATCTCTTCCACCTCTAATATATGAATTTGTTCCATTTAATTGAGTCCAACCATAATTATTATCAGTATAATAATCACCAGATATACCAATTAATTGGTCCAAATCTGCTACACTAACAACACCATATGTAGACAATATTTCATACATCCTATCTAATACGTCTGATGCTTCTGCATAAGAGTTATAGCAAACATTTTCAAACATAAAAGCATTTTGTCTTGGTTGAGCAGTTGCCATACGGTTTGGATTATATACTGAACTTGGACTACTATAATTTCTATATGAAACTCTATCCGCTGTACCTCTTCTATTTCTTCCAGAATCACCATAGAATAAAATATTAATACTGTTTGTTATAATATCTGAGATTGCATTCTTTATAGATGGTATTAAAACATCTCCGACAACATATGATTTAATTTTTTCTCCATCGTCTTGAATAAAGTTATCAAAGAATTCTCTTACTGCAGATTTCTTTTTAAATTTAACTTCACCTTTAGTTACTCTTTCTATATTATGTATTTTATTTTCTTTCTGCATATCTCTATATTTATGTGAATTATTTGGCAATGGTGTATTATCCATCTTAATTCTCCTTTCATCTTTTTATTATAAAAAACATAAAGGATATATATCTTTTTCATATATCCTTTATGTTAAAAATCTCATTATTCTATAAGTTTTCATTTTCTGATGTGTCAGTTGTTGAATCTTCAATATATAAACATTCATCAACAGTATCATTAGATGTATTACTTTTCTTACCGGCTTTGTAACATATTCCACCTACTGCTCCAATTCCTAACGCTACTAAAATACCTTTTACTATTTTCTTAGCTTTCGGATTGTCTAATAGTTTGTGTTTAACTGTTACTGTTCCGTTTTCGTTAGTATACACCTCTTCTCCATTTTCAACATTGTTTACATTTTCAAGTTCCTCAACTTTTTCATTCATCTTTTTCATAAATAAATTCTCCTTTTCTATAAAATATTTTTTCTGAGATTTCTCTCATAAAAGCATGATTTTTTTTCGCGAACATATGTTTTAACTGAACTTATAATAATCCTCTTTCGGCAAATTTATAAAGTTTACATACATTGCTGGAACGCCGTCCTCATCTAAACCAGGATTTTGGGTTATTTCAATAAGTCCATCTTCTAATTTCCAACCAACATTTTCGGCACACTTCGGAATATGTTTGAATCCGAGACGGTCATACCATTCATCTGCACATACGTACATATCATAATTCATTATTTTATTTACAGAATTTAGCACAGACTCTACTTTGTTTAATGTTGTACCTTTGGGCATCTTTAAACCAGAAAAAGAGTCTATTATTATAAACTCTTTTTCATCTACTTTATTTAATTTATGATTTATATTATCTTTTTTATCAAGTTTTATTTCTTCTCTAACTTTTCTGTCTATTTCTTTAGCCTTATCAGTGCCTAGATCTTTCATAACCCTATCTTTATACTTTATTAATGTTGATTCAGATAATGTATAAGCTGCCGTTAATAAAGCATTGCGTTTTTTATTAATATGATTGGCACTTATTATAAAACTTGCACCTGATACACTTAATAAAGCAGCAGGTAAATAGTCTTTCCAAACTAATCCAATTAATTCTGTATACTTTGGTCTAAAATCGTCTGGATTTAAGTTACCTTTTTTATATATCATCTTATTGTACGATGTAAATTCATCTACTTTCTTTTTAGCTTTTGGTGTAACCTTAACAGCATATACTGTTGATGCTATCATACTAGTTATACCCAAACTCGTTAATATCTCTGGACTATGCTTTACAATACTCCCTCTAATTTTGTACAATATATTGTAGAAGTTGTTCATATTTTATTCTCCTTTTTCTAATAACTTTATTCTGTCATCTAATTTCTTTAATTCTTTTTCTTGCGATGGTGTAAACAATATAGTTATTGCTGTTCCAGCAAAACCTAAAAGACCTCCTACTAATAATATAACCTTTCTTTGCTTATCTGTTAGATTATTCATACTTATTCTCCTTTCAAAAATATATTTTATACAAAACTTTGCATTTCAGGTGGGCACACAAGATCCATAAACCAACAGTCAAGACCTTCCATACTACCCTCATCAATTGTGCATTTAGTTAAATCTACTTTTACTTGATATTCATTTGAATCGTCATAATATTCAATTTCTTTATCGCCATTTTCATTAATATTAACATCATATGGTCTTACCCATCCATATTGCCATCCCCATGCTGGTAATTTATCTTTTTCAACTCCAAGCCATTTATATATTTTATTTATACATATATACCCTTCTTTGTATATCTCGGCATTTATCTTTGTTTCTAAATTAACCAAAGTTTCTCTTTTAGTTGTAATATATCCATTATTAAAATGAGTTGTTGCATATATTGGACAATATACTAAAACTTCGTCATTATCTACATAAATGTCATTTGGTACTTCCGTCTTTACACGTTTTTCCAATATTTTTTTCTGTATAGTTTGGTTAGCGTTTGAGTGCTCGTCTAATTCATATGTTTTACCTGCTTCATATTTATATTCATTAAAATATTTTGACAATAACATATAAGAAGACATTAAACTCGCCTGCGAACGCTTATTTAAAATATTTGCTCCAAATATACATGAGATTGTTCCAATTCCAGACAAAGTCATAGGTATATATTCTTTCCAAACTAACTTAAATATTTCATAATTAGTAATTTCATCATTGTAAAATATCTCGTCATTTATTATTAGTTTTGTCTTTTCTCTTCTTATTTCTTTTTCTTCATTAATAATTTTAATAGCTTTTGGAGTGGCTTTTATTCCAAGAACAGCTGTAGATATAACACCAAGACTGCCGATGAATGTTAATATCGTAGAATCATGTTTTTTTATAAATTCAACTATTCCTTTCATTACTTTTCACCCTTTCTAATTAATATTATTCTATAAGTTCTAGAACTTGATATAATCATAGATATACTAGTACAAAGCATACTAAACGCCACACAGGATATTGCTGGATGTTCATACATATAGTCCATTAATTTGTCTATTCTATCGTCTTTTTTGTTATTCATAATTACCTCCTTTTTAATATATTATTTTGTGAACTTGACAGCTGATACTATTTTTGCAATACCGCCACATATTGTGCTAAACAATATGCATGATATTATTGGATGTTCATATATATTTTCAATTAATGTATCTCTTTCTTCTTTAATATCTTCCTTCATAATTACCCTCCTTAAATATCTTCTTCTAAATTAATATTATTATTTTCGATTATATTATTGACTCTATTAGTTATTCTACTTGCAAAATTAGTAACAGAATTATAACTATTTACCTGCTTTTCATCGTGTATAGCCTCCAATATCTGTTTTATAGTATCCTTGTACCTTTTATTCTCATCTTGCCAGTGTCTAGACTCAAACATTTGGTCTCTGCCAGTTCTTTCAACTTTATCTTTAAAGAAATCGCATTGTCTTGCCTTTGATTTTACTTCCTCATAATCGTCTCTATTAACTATTTTTAAATTAAACATACTTATTCTCCTTTTTATAAAAATTTCAAAAAATATAAGGCCTATAAACTAGACCTTTTATTGATTTCTAAAATAGACTAAATTTTCTGGGGTTAACTTTTGATGCTTCATTAACAGTACTACGTCCTAACGTACTAGTAAATGTCGATTCTGTATCAAACTTATATGCGCGATTTGTTTGCCATATTGTAACTCCTAGACTCACAAATCCTAAAAGTCCCATTCCAACAATTTTAAATATATTCCTCTTATTTTCCTGATTTTGCTCATATTTCTTAATTTGATAATTCGCTTCTATCTCATTAAGTCTTACTTCCTTATCAGTTTTTGATAATTGGATTCTACTTAAATCATTTAGAATATCTCCTTTCTGTTTTTGTAATTCTACAAATACATTATCACGAACATCTCCGCTATAATTTCTAATAGCATCATCAATTTCATAATACTCTTCGAGTAGAATTTTGTTAATGTCTTTCGTTTCTTCCATACTTACTCTCCTTTCTATACTCTCATTAAAGAAAATTCTTTTTTCGCGAAATTAGTTTTTATTGCTAAAGCACTTTTTTTTGCTCGTCTAATAACTTATAATATTGCATTTTTTCTATGTATTCGTGTGGAAAGATAACATTTATATATCTATGATCGTCATCCTTGAACCTTAAATAAGTTATAAATTGCTTTCCATTATATGTTCTGACATTATAATCTGCGTACATACTTTTTACCTCCTTTTTTTTCATTATCGTTAATATCATCTTTATATTCATATTTAACATCAAATATTACATACTTTTCTCCATTTAAAATACGATTAATATCATTAAATCTAAATCTAAAGTTTGTGATATCAATATCTGCTAAATTAATATAAAGAGTACCACTTTTATGTCTCTTTCTTACATAAGTTTCAATACGAATACATAATATAAGTCCCCATACAAAGCCAAGAATAAACATAAAGCATCGTTCTAATATCATATTTTTAATCACCTCCTATTTCTTAAAAAATAAAGAGCCAATTTAGACTCTCTATTTTCTATTAATCATGTTTAGTAAATACCTTTTTAAATAGTTTCGATAACATAGTTACAAGTTGTTTAATTACCTCAACAAATCCTATTCCCATTAATATAATTAATATTACTATAAATGTTACCATATCCATAATATTTACCTCCTTATATTCTTCTCATAAAAGCGTGATATTTTTTCACGAAAAATATAAGAAAACAATAAAAGGTCTTATTTAGACCCTTTATTGTTCTTAAGTTGATTAAAGTCTTTTTCTAATTTTGATAATCTTTCAGACATGTTATCATAATCCTTGGCTTTAGCTCTTAATGTCTTCTGTTTCTTAATTGTTTCTCTGATCCTTTCATAACCTTTGGTTAGACCTATGCAAGCTGCTGCAGTTAAAGTTAATACTCCAGCTGCCATAGTTGCTGCAAAAGTTTTCTCACCTCTTTTGGTTAAACTTACTCCTTCAAATCTACAATTGTTTTCGTCTCCTTCATCAGATACTATTTTCCCAATAATTGTATCTCCTTCTTCATAATCCTCTAAATTATTCAAATTCTTAATATTCATATTAATCACTCCTTTCATTAAAGAATACTATTTTTTCACGAAAAATATAGAAGAGTCTTTAATACTCTTCTACCTCATTCAAATATGTGTCTATATCTATATCTTTATAAGATACTGATCTATAAAAATCGTTAATCAAATCTGGTCCTTCTAAATTATCTTCGCCTATTGCTGGTGCTATTAATATTGTCGTATAAGGATCTTCTTTACCTGTTTCTTTGTCCACTCTATAAGGCATATCCTTCATAAAGTCTACAAAACAAACTTCGCAAATCTTTCCTTTGTCAACTCCATTGTTAACAACAACAAAAGTTCCAACTTTTAATTTAAACCTATCATTCCTTCTCATATTTATAATCCTCCTCTTTTGATTTAGAACAAACACATGTTCTCTCATTAAAGCATAAAAATAATTCGCGAAAATATAAGGAACCTTATTCAGATTCCTTAACTTTTAATATTTTAATTACTTGACCAGGATAAATTACACTTAAATCTGTGTCATTATTAACTTTTCTTAATTCATATAAGTATTGCTCGTATGACATTGAATTTGGTTTGAACTCTGATGCAATATCCCATAATCTATCACCTGAACATATCATATATTCAGATTCAACCATAGGTGTTGTATCACCTTCTAACCAATCTTCAAATGCTGTTACAAACGTGTTACCTAATATAATTAATAAAATTATAATTAATAAACCTTTCACAATATTCTTCATATTTATTCCTCCTTTGTATTCTTCTCATCAAAGTGAAGGAATTTTTCACGAACATGCGTTTGGTCTAAAAATATAAAGAAACGTCCGTACATTCTCTTAAATTCATCAGAATTCCAAATATCAATATATTTAGTTTTTAATTCGGTATAACTGGTCCAATTACATGCAGCATCTAAAATAATATACCATTTATCTTTACTTACTCTCCTTGCTGATTCTATGATGTTATTTATGACATCTGCATATTTAATTAAATATAAACTGTAGTCTCCAACTATATCGTTTCTATAATTATAATTAGTTAATGTTGTATCAGAATAATATTTATATAGTTCAATATACTTTTTATAATTAACACATAACTTTTTTAGCTTGAAATATCGTTTTTTATTCAAATATCTCATAAAAATACCTCAAAAAATAGTCATTTCAACGTATTGGTGTTTAATTAGCTGTATAATCGTTTTTACCCATCTAGGCATAAACTTATATTAATTAAAAAATAAAACGGCTTAAAATCGATTCTCGAAGGCCGTTTTTTCATAATTTCTCTAAAAATTCATTATTTGTTATATATTTTATAAAAGTTTCCTTCTCTATCAAATTTTTTCGTCCTATTCCTTTAACTTTTGGAAAATTCTTGTTTCTAAATAATTTTTGAGCAGTGCTTATATTAATTTGTAATATTCTAGCTACATCTTTAGTGTCTAAAAACTCCATAATTACCTCCTAAACATTTTCTAAACTTGTTATATTTTATAGTTTAATTTTTCCAAACAAAAATGTCAATAGTTTTGTTTAATTTTTCAAAAATATTTTTAAAATAGTTTGACTTTTCAAAACTTTTAAATTATAATAACTGATATAAAATGTTTTTAAACGATAGGAGAAAATATGAAAGAGGAACCAATAGATACTTTTGCTAATAGATTAAATTATGCAATTGAATTAAGAAATATAACACCAACTGAATTATGTAAAGTTACAGGAATAGATAAATCGCAAATATCATCGTGGAGATCCGGACGTTATAAAGCTAAACAAAAGAGCATAACATTACTCGCTAAAGCTTTACATGTAAACCCCGTTTGGTTAATTGGATATGATGTACAAATGAATATGCAATTTGATAATTTAGAAGGAGTTAATAAAACGACTAATACAAAAACTGTACCAATATATGGATATGTCCCTGCCGGAATACCAATAGACTGCATACAAGAGTTAATTGATACTGAAGAAATAAACGTTGATAATATAACAAGTGATAAAGAATATTTTGGATTAAAAATAAAAGGAGATAGTATGTATCCTGAATATTTAAACGGTGATATTATTATTTTGGAACAGATTAATGACTGTAATAGTGGAGATGATTGTGTAGTTATGGTTAACGGTAATGACGGCACATTTAAGAGAATATTTAAATATAAAGATGGTATAACATTACAACCACTTAATAATGCGTACGAACCAGTCTTTTATACAAATAAAGAAATAAAACAGTTACCTGTGAGAATAATAGGGAGAGTAATAGAATTAAGAAGGAGAAAGAGATGAGGCGTTCTAATGGTGAAGGATCATTATATTATAACAAAAATATAAATAGATGGATTATACAGTATACAGATCCTAAAACACATAAAAGAGTAAAAATAACTCAAAAGAAAAATGAAAAGGACAAGGATTTTAAAGCAAAATATCATAATATTATATCTGAGATTAGTAATGGTACTATGAATACACCATCTGACATTACATTAGAAAACATAATTGAATACCAGATAAAAATGTCTTATGAAGCTAATAAAGTTAAACCGTCATCTTATTTAAGAAAGTTAAATACTTTTAAGATTATTAAAAATATGTCTTTTATATCGAAATCAGTACAAAATATAGCAATTGATGAAATTAATCAAAGTTTAATAGATATAAAACATTATTCCACAAGCATAATCAATAAGGTTTGTGGTATGTTATCTACTGGATTTGATTACGCCGTGTTACATAACTACGTAAAGACTAATCCGTTTAAAATAAAAGGCGCAATATTGAGACCTAATTCTGAGAAGAAAACTAGAAAAATAGAAGCCTTTACAATAGATGAACAAAACGCGTTTTTACATACATTAAACAAAACTAATGATAAATATAAAGATATATTTTATATAGCAATATATACAGGTATGAGAATTGGAGAAATATTAGCATTAACCGACGAAGATATAGATTTAAATAAAAATATAATTATTGTGAATAAAACTTTAACAAAAGATATAAATGATAAACCAATAATAGGTAAATCAACTAAGACTTATTCTGGAATGAGAGAAATACCAATATTAGATAATTTAAAATCGATATTTAAAAATATAAATAAAAAAGGATACTTATTTCTTAATGATGGATCATTTATAGCACCATCTACGATAAATACACATTTTAAGAAATTATGTAAAGATTCAAATATAAACGTTGTTATTAATCATAACAAATCTAAAATAGTTAAAGGCGAAAAAATAAAGTGTAAGATAAAAACATCGACTTGCAACACACATATGCTTAGACATACGTTCGCAACTAGATGTATAGAATCAGGTATGAATGCCGCTGCGCTATCTAAAATATTAGGGCATACTGATGTGCAAACTACATTAAATGTATACACAAGTGTTTTTAATAAGTTTCAACAAGATGAGATTGATAAAGTCCAAGCATATCTTGAAAAATGTATTAGATAATATTTAACACGGGCAATAACTTGTCTCACTATTGCCCTTTTTTATCTATTTTACTCCTCCTGTCCATTTACAGAAACCGATTTTATAATTATTTGTTCCGTCAACTTTATATCGAACCATTGCTCTGTTATTGAAAGTTCCAAAACAATCGCAAGCCTCGTATGGAGATAATGTTCCAATTTTCTTTGTAAGATTTGTATCAGCATATACATCTTCCTTTGTACTACCGTTTTGATATTTTCTCACTACCTCATCTCCTCCTTTTTTATCAATTATATTTACAATCTTTACTCCGATTTACTTTTTCTTGTATATCAGATCTTAATTGCAACCAAGCTGCTGGATTTTTTACATAATATCGAGGACAGCATTTGGCTGTAACATCATAATGACGTATCACATTGTTTATTGGTATATTGTATTGTTTCATTAACGAAGATGTCAATTCTATTAGAGAATTATAAGTAATATCACTAAATTTGCCATCCCAATCAGGATGACACGTTTCAATACCGAATTGACTCTCTATTCATTTTATAACTTCCAGCATGATATGCCACTTCATCGTCTGGTATACATCTAATAACTTCTCCGTTTAATCCAACAATATAATGTGAACTAGCATATACTATTTTCTTTTGTGTTTGTGGATTCTGTTTTGATAGATTATAAAAATAATTTCTATTAGCAACTGCTGATGTATTTGCATTACCAACCCAATGAATTACTATATATCTTATTGAGTTTTGTTTATAACCGCGGTCTAGAATATGGATTAGTAATTAATATCCTATCTTCAATATTCATTCGTTCATCTCTCCTCTATTATCTTGTTCTGAAAGTTCATTACCTTCAACGATCTCATCTTCCATAAATAATATCCTCCTATCTCAATTTTTATCTCAATAAATATAATTTATTGAGATTTTAAACAGTTTAAAAACGTTATTAATAATTTCATAAAAACGGCTAAAAGTATTGATTAATAAATATAAATAAGGTAGCAACTCTATTTGAATTACTACCTTATCTATATAATCTTATGGTTGGGCTAGCTAGAACAAGAAAATCTTGTAATAACTATTAAATATAAATAAGTTGAGTATATGTCTTGTGAATTATCTCAATTCTTATCTCAATTAAATAATTTATTCCAAGTGTTTTTTCCGACTATACCGTCCACAACCAAATTATTAGCTTTTTGATATTTCATTACTGCGTTTTTTGTGTTATTTCCAAATATCATATCGGCATTGCCACAATTATAACCTGACTTTGTTAATTTAAATTGTAATATACCAACGTCAACACCTTTACTTCCATTTCTCAGTAATGAGCCACCATATGGAATATTTACCTTTCCATAATTCATAGCTTTACCACCTGATGTTCTATGATATGTAGAAATCCTTGTGTCGACATGTACAAAAGTGCCGTATTTGATAATACCTTTTAATCCGAGAGTATTAAAAAACGCACACATTTTATCTAAGGTATTACAATTATTGTATGATGGTGTAAAATGAATATCCAAAGCTCTTCCATATTTATGATAACTCTGAGATGCGCCACCGACTTTTCTATTATATGAATCTGTTCTGTAAGCACTATTTATTATTACACTTCTTCCAACATATTGTCTAAATCTTTCAATTATAGGTAACAAATCATAGTCTAATAATAGAGTGCTTGTTCCATCCTTACATGCAAATTCAGAAGCATTAAAATGTTCTATTAATTTTCCTGCATTTCTATTTAACTTCTTTACGTTCGCCATCTTCGATTTCCTCCAATTCTTCAACGTTTTCCTCAAAATTATTAGCCTCTAATATTTCTTCATCGTTATCCATATTTTTCTCCTTTTCACCTAAAAATCGACGCGTGAGAATCGATTTTAAGCCGTTTTTATTTTTAATTAATGTAATTACTTGTCTTGATTTTTAGTATTTTTGATGTCTTTTGTGTTTTCTTTATTATTTTTTATTATTTTGTGTTTTACATCATCTGGCAACTTTACACCAATTTTTTCCATATTTTCTATTAAGCTTGTTGCTTCCATATATGTAATATAAATCGATATAAAGGTTGATATGTAATGTACGCCAAAAGCCATATCAAAAGCAAAACCTATTAAAATATATAATATTTCTGCTATCTTCTTTCCAATTCCATCACGCATTTTGGAACTCGATATGCTTTTGTTTCTAAATGCTGCATAATATCCACTAAGAATATCAGCAAACATTAATAAAATTGGCAGACCAATCTGCCAACCTACATGTGTAAAAGAAAAATTCATAATTTCGTTCATTGTGTTCTCCTATGTAAATTTAATTGATAAATTATCTGCCCATAAACTAATAGGTGTATTATTTGCAACTGAAAAAGCAGATTCATCTTTATTTCTTATAAATAAAGTTAGATTATTATAATGTTTTTCAACAGATATCGAATAATTGGACAATATATCACCCGACAACGGTGTAATATATCCATTTATTCCACGTATTGATCCTTTTAATGCAGTAATAGAATTAAAATTATCACACAGTTTCCAAAGGCTAATTGTTACACATAAACAAGTTGATCCGCCAGTTATACAACCTGGATATCCTCCACACAAATTATTTATGGTATAATTAGTAAATTTTGTAACGCCTCTACTAACTATACTATCTATTGTTGTATGTTGAAGATTACCTTCTAATATTACAGGTATCCAAGTGTCTGTATTATTTGTTATATTCATTTCGTTTTTTGCACCGTTCCAACTTACAGCCATTATTCCTTTATTACTATCTGATGGTTTATATATTTCCATATTTTAATTTTATTTGTTATCTAAAACCTTCATATTTATTATGATATTCTTGTAATTTTGATATGCGGTGCCTCACCAAATTTACCAGTTTGGTTCTCACAAAGTACTTTAAAATTTACTGTTTCATTTGCTGATAAAACATATGTCCAACTATATAACAAACCATTTCTATACTTTGTACAATCAGTAAATAATTCTATACCCTTGGTTGCATCATTCGATGCTACAATTTTTAATCCGATATTAAACTCTGATGTAAAATTTGAGTCATTAAAACGTATAAAAAAGTCAAAATGATATGTCCCTGGCACCAAACATGTTATGTATGTACTGTTATTTGAAAAATAATTGGACATTGTACTATCTATACTACTAATGTTTAGGGTTTTCCAACCACCAGCAGAAATCTCCTGCGATTGATTACCCTGTATTATACCTACTGCTGTTACCCCCCCTATAATAGTTACACCAGATTGTTTTGTATAACCGGAAGGTGGTGATGGTGCTGTCTCTGTTCTATAATTACTTGGTTCCCATGTTCCTGATGTTAAACAAAAAGCTTGCGCGGAATGATATTGAACACCACTACTAAAACCATATTTTAGCCAAATTTCATTAACAGTATGATCAGACGAATTATATACTATAAATTCAACATTATTTGTTGTTAAAGTACTACTTTGAGGATATAATGTTCCGACAAAACTAGTTTGCTTGTCACTTGTACTTTCTTTATATCCTTTATTAGCTGTGGCTATTATATAAGCGTTTTGATCTATTCTACCATTTTGACCGATTGTTAGATTTATAAAAAACATTGCTGTTTCACCTTGTTTTGTTAGTACCAAGTTTCCCAATTTATAATATGCGTAGGCATTACTAACTCTAAGTCCGTTGTTTATGGTCTTATACGAACTAGCTAATGTTGTAGATCTATCTATCATAATATTATCATCATTTGAAGGTTTATATGATTTATATTTTCCCATAAATATTTTATGCTGTTAAGCAAGCGATACATCATATACAGTACCATTATAAATATAATGTCCAGTAGTGCTAGAACTGCTATTCCAATAAAAATTAGCAAACCCTTTTCCATTTTGAAAAACAATAAAACCTGCTAATTCAGTATTTGATACCTGTAACATATGTCCAAAACATATAGATATACCCGACCAAGTGCTACTGAACGTATATACAGTATCACTTCTTATACTATATTTAGTATAAACAGTGTTTTTTATATATTTCAATAAATATGTCATATATCCGTTTAGGTCTAATCCACTAGATGATCTTGGTATTATTATTGTAAATGGTAATATATATTTATCGCCACCTGCAGGTCGATATAATTCACCCAATTACATCACCTCCAGCATTAAACCTCCTTTCGGAAGTTTTAGGGAATGAGTTAGATAACTTCCTCCTTCCCTGTAATATTTCTGCTCTCTCTCTCTCTCTCTCTCGTACTTATTCATACTTATTCCTCCTTTTAATCATCCCATTCAGCTACTTTTACCCATCCAAAAACAGGATTACCGTCTGACGATATTCCGCCATCAACCTGTAAATGCGCTGAATCTGCTGTATCAGGAATTTTGTTAATTCCATAATAATATTTTCCATCTGTTTCTTTAAATCTCGTTAGCCCGACAAGACCTGATGAAACATAAGTTGTATTTATAACTGTTGAAGACTTATCATAATAGTATTTTGTACTATTATATTCCTGTCCTGTAGCTACATAAAATTTTATAGTATATTCCGTACCTACAGCAAAAGCATCGCCAGTAGTTCCACCTTGGTATATTAATAACGCATCTGTATTTAATTTCCATGTTTTTTTATTGCCTGAAACAGAAGATGTAGCATTAGCTTCAAATGCAGATGTTATATCGATAAGGCTACCGCTTCCAACTTGCATATAAATGTTATATAACTGATTTGGTCTGCTTGAACCATTAGTCCAGTCCCCACACCAATACGTTATTGAGCCGTTTAAATATACTGTGCTTTCAATACCGTTCTTTCTTTTTGTTGTCAATGAACCTGTAGCTTTAGATGGACTTATAATAGTTACAGATTTAGATACTGTCTTATATTGACCTCTTTTGTCATATGCTGTTACAGATATAGTTGTACTATTACCATCATAAACATGATTTGATACATCGGCTGTGCTAGAATATGTAGAAGTTGTGCTTGAACCATTTGACCATACAAAAGCATAATGATCTAATGTCGCTCCATAACTAGATGTAGCTTTATTTGCGACAGGCACTGTAAATATACAATCACTCAGACCCGCTACCAATACACCTGGATTTGTCACACCATATTTACCCGTTAAATATGATGCTAATGGATCTGTGTCAGTGTAATTAAATGAAGTAAATGTTGGCGGTTCTTTATTACTGCCTATGATACTATAAGTATTACCATTATCTCGTACTGCTTTATTACCGCCATAATGTACATCTATATTATATTTGCTACTTGTGGCAGCTGGTATACTTGCATATAGATTATTTTTAATTGAACTGCCAGAAAAAGTGTAACTTGTTCCAGAAGTTGTAATTAAATCTGACATAAATTGGCTATTCGCATGCGACCACATTCTTATTTGTATCGATCTGTTTAGTGGATTATAAAAACTAACAGTAACATTGTTACCTATTGTAAAATTCGGACTGCTTGTGCAATATGGATATGCATATGTAGTCGTTGATGGTACACTAGAATATCCTCTATATGTACCATTACTAGCGTTAGCTCTACAATAGTATTTTGTATTAGCAGATAGACCAGTGAATGTGCCACTAGCTCCGTTTATTGTTCCAACTTTATTAGTGCATCCCGAATCTGTAAAGATATCAATATATCTATCTGTTATACTAGCATTACCACTATTTGTTACTGACATAGAACAAGCAACAGTTGTTTCAGTTCTTGAACCGATCGTACATGTAACAGTTGGTGTTGTAACGTTATTATCTAATGTCCATGTTCCTGAACCGCTTGACGTATATGATGTAGAATATGGATGTGCCCAAATATTAGCACTAAAAGTTGTTCCACCACCAATAGTACAAGAACCAGAAGCAACCCAAGTATCTTTATAAAATGTTCCACCAGGATTCGATATGTTGTTACCATTTATAGCTCCACCAAAACCATAATTACTAACATACCTTTGACCAGAAGTACCAGACGTACATCTAGCAGTAGCAGACCACGATACCGTCGCTGTATTACCAGACCAGCTAGATACACTCCAGCTAAAATCCCAATACCAAACTCTTGTCGTAGCCGCAACCTGATTTGTTGAAAATGAGCCTGAAGTTGCCATATATATATTTCTCCTTTCTATACATAATTTATTCATTTCTAATATATTCAACATACACATCATGACCGTCTTCATCATTAATTAATGTTGTTACTAAATTATTTTTTACTATATCTCCGCTAGCATATATTTCATTTGTCCATACACCAGAATCTGTTAATTTAGTAATTAAATCACCAACAACACCTTTATATGGATTAGAATTGTCAGGTGTCCAGTGATATACTTGAATACCATCTGTAGTCATATATGTTACTGTTTTGGCTGTTGTTGCTGTAACTGTTATACCCAAACTTGATAATTTTATTATTGAACTAAATACCTCATTAGAATGAAGTTCCCAAGCTTTAACATCACCATAATTTAACATTAAATCTGATATTTCAACGCCTTCTGTTGATAATACATCAGTATTTGTTGATGATATTTCCAAATATAAAGTAGAAGTACCTAAAATATCGAAAGTTGATTTAACTTCAGTCCAATCTTCTACTGCTTCCGTAAATTCTTGTTCAAAATATATAATATCACCATTGTATAACTTAACTTTAGATGTAGAATCTGATGCATTTTTGTATTTAAATGATAAAGATAATGTTGAATTTGTGTTAATTTCACAAATATTATAATCTGTGGTAGTCATACTACCATTTGCAATTGTTAATTGCCCTCTTGATACAGTTCTTCCAATTAAATCATCATCATATCCAAAAGGTTTATAATTTACAGTACTGTCTGCTATTGTCCACATTGTTGGAGTAGCATTATCTCCAGTTCCTGTTGATAAGTAACCGACAGAATTTTGTATTAAGTTAGAACCAGATGTTAATTGAAAGATATTAGATAAACTAGTCAGACGTTCATCGTTATTAGTGATTTGGACTTGTAAATCACTTCTCATATCGTTCATTTCTTCATCGATTGTCTTAGAACTTGTACTAAATTTTAATTCATCAGCACTTATCTCAATAGCATATATCTCTGTTCTTCTATAATAAGTGTCAGTTGTAAATTCTGGTGCTTCTTCAGCTACAACTGGTGTATAAGCCTCTAATTCAGCGTTGTATATATAATAACTTGAGTAATCGTCTGCCCAATCCTCGGGTTCTTCAGCTAATAAATCGTATGTTTCTGATTTCTTATAGTATTTTATAAAACTATTAGAATCTCCGAGATTTAATTCGCCCATAGAATTCATATATAAACCTTGTGTCTGGTTATCTATAGCGTTTTTCATCTTAGAATAAATAGCGTCATCTGTTATATGAAAACCACCAATAGTTGCTCCAAAAGCTACTAAATCTGAAACATTAATTTTAGTTGCTGTTATTGTTTTAGCAGTAATAACACTACCATTCAAACTGTTATATTGTGTTTGTTCATCTTCAACTGCTACACCTAGGTTATTTAATTTATAATATAAACCATCTTCACCTAACACAACTAATTTATCAGCAACAATTGTATTACCTTGGATTAAATCACCTTTAATTGTTACTCCAACTAATTCTCCAGTTATTGCTCCCTCTTCTACAACCAAGTCTTTAATTATACCAGAATCAGCAAATAACTTTTCAACCGCTGCCATATCAATATTAGCAAAATCTATCTGCGCATATCTGATATCGGCGTTGGTTGCAGTAAGATATTTTGCGTCTAGAGTGTTAGTAGTAAGATCATCAACGACAATTGCACTTAAACCCGTTAACTTTCCATTCTCGATTTTGAAGCCTGAATTTAAAATCTGAATATTTGAATTGTTTATTGCTATATCATTACCTTGCGCACTGACAGTATTGTCTATTAATGTAATTTTATTACCTTGAGATGTAATATTATCTTCAGCGGTTTGTATTCTAGAACCATAAGCTTCAAGAGTATTATTCGCCAATATTATTTGATTACCTTGTGATTTAATGGTATCATCCATCGTGCTAATAGTTGTGTTTTGAGCATTAATTGTTGTATTCAGACTTGTTATTTGGTCACCCTGTGATTTTATATCACTTGAGTTTATTTCAATATTTGTCTTATTAGCTTCAATAGCAGAATCATGAGCTTTAATAGCTGCTTCTTGTAAATCGACAATTGATTTGTACTGATTTACTGTTGATTCTACAGTATTAAGCGTTGAATCTATAACAGTAATAGTTGAACCTTGTTCCGTTATTGTATTATTAATTTGTTTAATCGTGTTTCCGTGTTCATCAACAGTATCAGCAAGTGTTGATACCGATGTGCTACTAGCCGAAGGATTACTAATATTACCTGTTATAGTTGCTATATGATTTTTTATCTCAACTTTTACTTGCTCACCATTCTTAGCTTCAACAGTTGATTTAACAGGAGTCCATATTTCAGACCCATCTATTTGAACGTACTCAGTATCACCTATCTTCTTATATGTTCCTTTTACGCTCTCTGTTTTATTAGTATCTTTTTTGTCATTTGATAATTTTGCAAATTGATTAACTAAATTTTCTGATAGAGCCATATGTTCTCCTTTCTATTCTTCCCATAATTTTCTTGTAAACACTGCTGTTTCACTTACTTCACATCCAGTAGAGCATCTAATGCTTTGGGAAGTAACTTTTGCTTTAACATTATTTAGACCTGCTTTTGAATAATTTAGACGTACACAATCACCAACTCTAACAGGACAGTAACCGTGTGAATATGATACTGAATATTCCACAGAAGATAATTGCTTTAACAAATTCTTAGCATATTCTTCTACCATACTCTGGGTTGGGTAGGCTGGCAAATTTGGTTCCGTTTCTCTATATATTATTTCTCTACCTCTTTGTTGTATTGATGTTGGACTATCAGAATCATTGTTTTCTGCTCTATAATATCTAATGGTACTTCCAGCATCAGCATATACTTCTACAACATTTGGTACATTATATAAATCATGAGTGATATCAATATCTGGATATAATATTGAACTATTATCATCATTATAAGTATATATAGATGTTAATTCATCAGCTGTTTTACTAGGCATAAATAATATCTTTCCTTCTTCATCAAGATAAAAAGTATAATTAGCCTGTTTTATTAAATCTGTAATATATGTTAACCAAGTATCATCAGTACTAGCAACAAAATTATCTTTTAGAGTTACATCACTTTCTGTTTCAACTACTGGTGCACGACAATTTTCTCTAACTAATCTATAAGCCTCTTCCATTATATTGTCTTCTTTTAATAAAGCATAACCTAATGGTACTGGTTTTTCTTTTAGTTCTAATAATGGTGTATAAGCATCCATAGACACATTTCTTTGTTTTCCATCAAAACTTGATGAAGGTGTTTGAACAAGATATGTGCCTAAACAACGCTTTTCTTTCTCTCCATTTTGAACTGCTATAAGATAGATTCTTATATAGCATTCTCCTAATCTGTCAGCAATATTAATAGTAGCAGAACCGAGTGTTTCAGCACTGCTATCGTATTTAATATTGCATGATTTTATGTTATCTATTAATTTTATATCTTTCCAAGTGTTAGGATCTACTTCATAATATTCAAATGTTTGTGACATAGATTCACTCCAGTCAATCATATTACATTCCTCCTTCCACTCTTGTTATGTTAAATGACACAGGTATCGTAACTTCTCCGTGATTTTTATTATAGTTTACTGTTATAGAAGCCCAATATCCTATCCCTGATGGATCTCTTACATAAACGTTATCAGTCCATGCTGCTAAACGTCTAATTCCGTATAATGTTTCAACATCATCTGCCGGTATTTCCATATTCCAACTAAATTGTTCACCTAATTGTGTTCCATAATAACTTACAGGATGTTGTCGCCCTACATATTCAACAAGCGACACATCAATACCATTACTTACGGAAATGTCAATATTATACGGTAACTTTAACATCGAGCCAGACCATGCTGGTTCAACTTCTTCATCTCCAGTAGAGTCTGTGATAAAACTATTCCATTTTTCAGCCCACTGTATTACAGCAGATGTAACACCAACTTTAACACTATCTATATCTCTATAACTTATAGCGCCAGTATCTGATGTTCTAGCTACAACTCTATATCTAGCATAATCTAAAGCTGGATGTGGATCTGTTACATATAAATCTTCCACATTTTCGATATCATCGGCTATTTGTGTAAATGAACCATCGTATTCTTTTCTATATACAGAGAGAGTGCAATTAGCCGTATATTCAGTTTGTATTTCACTTCTTGAATAATATGTGTCAGCAGTCCAAGTGGGTGCTGTTTCATCTGTCACTGGCATATACACATCATTTAATTTTGTATAGTAATTAGTCCAATTTGTAGACCAATCTGATGGTTCTTCTGTTGTTAACGTATATTCATAGTTATTCTCTAAACAATATGGATGAATTGTTGCTTCTAATGTTTCATAATTTATTACTACGTCAGCATCAATATCATAATAAGTATCGCTTACATATGCTTTATATGTAGCAGTAGCTTCAGCTGTTAAACCAGAATTCATAGAAACAGTAGCTGTTACTGTATAATCTATATTATTCTCTAAATCAATTAATCCAGGAGTCATTTCAGCTTTTAATTCCCAAGAATCTGAATCTGGATCAAAATATTTTTGATATACTTTATCACCAATGTTTATAGTTTTCACATTACCGTAGTCATCTATAGTCTCATATCCTTCATTTGCTACAACTTCTATATAATAGCTTATAGGTGTTTGCGAATATGGTGAAGCTGATAAATCAAAGTAAAATGGAAATTCATTTATTTCTGAAACAGAAGTACCCTCCTTATTTTGTACATCTAAGACTAATTCAGGCTTTGTATATACATTAACTTTTCTAACTATCGAATAATCACTATATTCAGATGCTATACCAGCTGTCTGAACTTTCCATTCTATAGAATATCCTTCAGACAATAATGACCATTGTGAATCACTAGTATTAATAGTATAAACAAATGTGTTACTCGTATCTGAAGCCTCGTGACTATTTGGTACTGTTATAGTTTTTGTTATTGGGGAGGCAGATGGATCACTACTGTCAGTTAATGTAAAATGTAATCTAGCATAAGTCTCTCTAGAACCATCTGTCGCATTATGTGTCCAATATAAGTTAAGGTTTTCACCTACAATAGCAGATATAGTATTACTCCACGTTGTTGGTTGAGCAGGTTTTGTTCCAAAAGATAAAGACTTTATAGGAGTCCAACCTACAGATTGACCTTTATCATTTATTGAAGCTACCCTAAAATAATATTGATGTCCAACTTCTATTCCGGTTATCAAATATTTCGGTCCTTGTCCATCTTCTGTCTCTACTCTAGTTACATTTCCAGATGTATCAAAGTAAGCAGGATTTGTTGTATATTCAATAACATAATGTGAAGCGGTGTTCTCGTTTGACCACTCAATGTAAACATTATATTGAGTCTCCTGTTGATCCATTATTGATTTCGGATATAATTGTGTAATTTGTTTTGGTGCATTTGGAACAGACTGATCACTATTTGAGAACTCTGTCCAACCACCATATATATTTCCTCTCTTAGCTCGGCATCTTGCTTTATATGTTTGTCCAGCATCAACTGTTTGTTCATATTTAGCAAAATGAGTATCAGTATTAATTGACACCGTTGCTGTTTTGTATTTTGTCGTATCATTTTTATATATTGCAATCTCTATTTGATTGCCATTTATATCTTTATCTATATTTTCAATTGTTATAGTAACTTTATTTTTACTATCGATAGATAAGGATGGTGTTGGCGGCAATTTTGGAGGATTATTCTTAAAGTAATAATCCTTTATTGCCCATTTTGTATTATCTTGAAAATTTTTCTCATTATTAATATTTCCGTCGCACTCATCTTTTACTGGTCTTATACTAATTCTAGCACCGGCGTCTAGATCATCAAAAGATTGTCTTGAATTTGGTGTGATGTTAGAAGCGTCATATGAACTTTGTTCAGATACTATGGTTTTTCTATTGTTTGAGTCCCATGCTTCCCATCTTACCCAATACTTATTTGGACTTTTACTCCACGACCAAAAGCATTCCATATCACGTTCTGTTCCAGCACGTAAAGCATACCAATCTATGTTAACAGCAGATGTTGTAGGCTTTGCCGCTGGTTCAGCGGAAGTAGAAGATGAGCCTGGTGTTATTCCTGGTAATATTAATAATTGTTTTGGATAGATGATAGGATTACCACTTGTTGCCAAACCATTAGCTTTGGCTATTTCTGTCCATCTATATGGATTCTTATAAACTGATTTAGCAATGTTCCAAAGACAGTCACCTTTTACGACACGCCATTTATTATTTTCTAAACCCATCTTTTACATCCTCCTTTCTATTTGTGTAGCTTTTATTAATGTTCTTATTGCATCAGATACATCACCCTCATCATTATATGTTATGCCATTTACATTATATGTATTGCCTGTATTACCACTTAATGATTTAGATAAACTATCTATTGCTGATACAACATCATTATTTCCTCTATTTTGAAGCTGCCTATTTATGCTTGTTGATATTGATGATAAGTTTGAAGATAAACCAATATTGCTTCCGATGTTAAGCATTGAATTTATAGATTTTGCTCCAGATTCAACATCACTTAAATCTAGAACAGGTCTTATTGTTGGTTGTGCGTCCACATCTGAATTTATTATGTCTGATATTCTTGATATAACATTTGTAAATTCGTTTGTTGTGCCATTTCCTAATTCATAGACATTATCATATAAATTATCAGCATATTTATTTACGCCATTAATAAATCCTTGAACAAAATATTTACCTGTTTGGAATGTTAATTTAGATGGTGAATGTTCATCAGTACCTGCTTTAACGCCTTTCACTGCTCTAAGACCTAAATTATATGCCGCAGTATAAGCTTTGTTTTCATTATTGATTGCATTTACAAATCCTTGAACAAAATTTGAACCAGCTTCATAGAATTTGGTTGTTGTTTCACCATTATTATCTAAGCCATTTATAGCTGAAGTAGATATTTCAGTAAATCTTGTTTGAACAGCAGATTTACGTTCCTCGTTAACAGCATCCTTTGCAGAATCTATAAACGCACTAACAGAATTAATAGCTTTATTCTTAGAATCCTCACTCGACATATTATCGCTGAATGCTGATACTCCACTTTCACTAAGCTTCTTTAATGAATCAGCAAAAGCTTCAACTTTACTTCCATCTATTTCATTTACACTTGTCGCTACTTCTTCGAATTTCTTTATCTTATTTATGTTTCCTTCTAATGCGTCGTTGTCTATTCCATTTAAACTATTAGATGCTTCGTTTAATTTATTACAAAATGAAATTAGAGAACCTCCAAAACTTTCTAATGCTGTCCCTTTATCACCTAAGTTGACATCTTCAATAGTATTAAAACTAGTAAATACTTCTATAATATTGCCAATTTTTTCGGTTATTGCTTCTATTGTTTCAACTGTTAAATCTTTAAAACTTTCAAAAAGTTCTTTCATTTTATGACTTACTGATATCATACTACCAGTAGCAGATTCTAATTGTTTACCCTTTTCTTCAATGTTTACATCTTTTAAACTAGATAAACCATATAAAAATTGTATAAATGATGTCATGGCGTTTATACCAAATTCATCCAAAACATTATCTTGTTTTAATTCCCAAACAGCGCCTCTAAATGATTTAGCTATTTCGCCTAATTTAGCTGCAAATTTTACTAACTGTTCAGCTTTATTATCACCCCACTTAGAATCAGGCATACTATTTGCTGCTTCAATTATACTCTTTAAAGCATTTATAAATTTATTAGCCAATTCAATAGAACTATCATTTACTAAAGTTACTCCATTGTCTTCTACTTTTGTTAGCTCGTATATCATTCCTCTAAAAGATTCTGCAATTCCGCCTAGATCTCCAGCAAAACCTGCTAAATCTTTTGTACCGGCTATCTTCTGTTTCCAACCATCAGTTGCTGGTACTGCATTAGCGACATCAGCTATTGCCTTCATAGCATTTGTAAACGAATCTACTTTAGTTAATTGTTTGTCGTCAATATCTTTAATACCGTTTATGAAACCTTTAATGCCTTCAGCTAGTTCTGGCATAGCATCAGCAAAACCTTCTAAATCAGTTTCGCCATTAATAGCTTGCATCATGCCGCCAATCTTAGGTATACTTTCTGATGCTTCAGCTATTGTTTTTAAAGCTTCGCATGCCGTGCTAATAACATTTAAATCGATGCCTTCTTCTAATGATGATATTTCTGTTATAAAAGTTTTTATACCTGTTCCAAATTTTCCAATATTATTAGCAAAAGCTTCATAATTGATTTCACCTTTAAGCCAACCAGCAATAGCATCTAAAAATCCAGCGGCGGTAAACGATAATACTGCATCGGCAAGATTTTTAGCACCTTCTAAAGCTTTTGGATCAACGCCGGCTACCGTATTTATAAACCCAGATGCATTATTGGCAAAATCTGATAGTCTTGTCCCTAATTCAGCAAAGGTTTTGCCCAAAGATATAATATCAAGTATATTATTTATAAATTTAGCAGCTGTTAATTTAAGAATAGTTTCTGTTAATATATCCATTCCATTTATCATATTACTATTTATAGAGTCCATTGTTGTAAGGAATGGCGAAAGATTGTTTGCAAAGTTAGAAAGCCTTGTTCCTATATCTTCTATGCCCGCTGTTGCACCAGATAGAAATCCACCAATTAAATTACCTAAAACAGTTCCAATACTTTTTGCAATTTTCTCTAATATTGGCAATCCTTTATCTAAGAATTCTTCTAACTTCGGAAATTTATCCATTAATGCACCAACCGCTGTTGCAAATACACCAATAATACCTATTAAACGTATTAGACCTTTTAAAGCAATGTCTGCTACTAATGCTAGTGGTGCGACAATGCTAATTTGAAATAGCACATCTGCTAACGTCTTCATGAAAGAACCAAGAACCTCAGCATTTTTTTCTGCTGTTTCCATTCCGTCCATACTTTTTAATACACCAATGCAATCCTGAGCTAAACCTATCACGTCAGCCATACCAGCTAAGCCAGTAGCCACAACAACTAATGCCCCCAGTAAGCCAGCTCCGCCACCAAGTTTACCTATTAATGCACCAATCCCAACAAATATAGCTATAATGCTAGATAGTGTTAACATCATAACGGATAAAGCCTTAACGCTATTTAAATCAACGCTCATGCCATCCATGCTTTTTAATACACCAACGCAAGCTTGAGTCAAAGCTATCATTCCAGTTAAACCAACTAATAATATAGCAATAGAAGCAAAACTATTTTTGGCTTTTGTATACTTAGAAAGTAACATTATACCCGCAACGATACCAGATAAAGTACTCATTAATATACTTAAAGCTGTGGCATTAGCGATTACTGAGCTAGCGTTACTAGTGGCAGACATAGCTTTTATTATACCAGCTAATGGTACCATTAATGCTTCTAACACAAGCATTGTGGCTATGGTACTTTTATTTATTTTTACTTTCTCTATTTTTTTAATAGCAAAGCACATACCAGCTAATGCACCCATCAATATAGATATAGCTATTGCATTATTTATAACAGAACTATTTGTTGGAATCTTAGATATTAATGTTACTATAACGCCAACAGCTGCCATTATTGGTAATAATTTAGCTAAAGCCTTTATACTTGTATTCATCGTGTCGTTATTTATTTCTATGTTACCTAAAGCATAAATCACAGCTGCTAGAGAAGTAATTAGCATAGCCATAGATTTCATAATTGTCTCTAATTTATTACCTTCTATAAAAGATAAACCTATAACTCCAGCTATCAATAGAGCTAGCCCTATTAAAACCGTTCTCAACATTTTAACAGCAGATTGAGTCGGTTGAGCATCCTTCGCTACGTATATAAGAGCAGCCATCATAGCACCCAATGCTATCATGACTGTAGTTCCTCTTTTTAATTGATCTTCTTTTAAAAAACCTAGTATAGCTATGGCCAAAGATATAATTAATATTGCTGATGCTACTTGCATCATTAATAAACCAAGTTCTGCTAAGTTTTTAGCTGAATATTCTTTAGTTATTTTAACCATCGCATATATAAATACATAAAGTGCGCCCATAACAGCAGCACCTTTCAACATATCAGACAACTTTAGACCCTTCATTAAATACATAACACCTGTTATTATTAATAATGCACCAGATAACGATAACATCATTAAACCAATAGAAGTCATCTCTGATTTAGCAAAACGGCCCAATCCTATAAAAGCTGCTATAATTAACGATAAGGTTTTTATTGTATCTAAAGCTTGTTTTAATTCAGCTTTATCCATTTTACCGATGGTTTTCATAGCACTAGCCATAACTCTCATGCTAATAGCTATCTTTAATACCATTTTTCCAGCCTTATCTGAATATTTACCAGACAATGCTGATATAGCAATCATAGCTATTATGAATGTACTTAACGCCCCAATGCAAACAATACCTTTTGCTATTTGCTCTACAGACAAATTACCAAACATCTTCATGGCAAAGGCGAGTACAAGTATAGCGGCGACAGTCTTTAATAATGAATTACTAGCATTCTTGATTGCTTTATTTATATTTTTAGCTTTATTTAATGCGAACGCTATCGCTGCTATTGCTGCAATTATACCAATTGTAACAGCTACGCCCTGCGCTAGTTGTCCTCTTTCTAAATTACCTAACGTTTCAATAGCTTTTGATATTAGTAATAATGAGGCTCCCATACCAACAAACAACAAAGCTAATCCTTTATAATCAACCTTACTCTTCGTAAATTTATTTATATTTAATCTATCTATAGCTATTAAAGCAGCAACGCAAGCCGTTAAAACTCCTAATATAGTTGATAATGCGCCTACGGCTGGCCACAATCTATCAGCATTTATTTTGGATATTATGAATAAAGAACCAGCTATAGCAACTATTATTAATGCTATAGATTTTAATATCATAGATAATCCGATATTCTTAAACGAACCAGATATATCGGTTATGGCGGTTCCTATATCACTTAAAAATGAAGTAGCATTTTCTATTGCGCCAGCAATTTTTGATATACTGTTACTAACTTGTACAACGCTGTATACTAAGGCAGTTGTCAGACCACCAACAAATATACTACCCCATGGTATATTCTTAACATATGATATAATATTATTAAATCCAGTCTTTAAAGCTTCAATAATATCTTTTTCACCATCTTTAAAACCACTTATTAAACCTGCTACTATAAATCCACCAATAGCATAAAATACTTTAGATGGTGAATGAATTCCTAATATTTCCTTAGCTTTATCAATAAAACTTATAAAGAAATTAGCAATCATCTCTATAGCTTTTCCACCATAAGTCTTTATACCATTTACCAAACCTTGGAATATATTTTTTGGTATATGATTTGAAAGTCCGGTATTATTAAGAAAATTTTTTATAACTTTTATCATATTGCCGAAAATATATTGCATTTTATTATTAGCTTCTAATAAACCTTTCGCCCAAGAGTGTATACCTTCTTTCTGTTTATTAAATAAATCTGTTACTTTTTTTACAACCGCTTGTATCTTTTCGTTTGTTTTTATATAATTAGTGAACCTTCTTATTGCATCTTGCACTGTGTATATTATTGCATTAAATGTATCAACTAATAAGCTATTGTTCTTAACCCATTGAACACCATTATATATAAGATCACCTAATTTAGCTAATAATTCTAATAAACCACCGTTAACTGTATTTATTGGTTCAAATAAAGCATTAAATATACTTATTAATATATTAAATGCTGTTTGTGCTGTTCCAACAATGATATCAACAATAAGACTTATTATAGAAAATAACCCTCTTAATATTCTCATTATTTTTGGTCCGGCAGTTTCTGTAAATTTCTTAATTTTTTCCGTTATATTATGGATACCAGTTACTAAATCGAATATAAGATTAGTATTATCAGAACTAAAAGCATCGGATATAGCTTGACCAATAGCCGATATTATATTTTTAAGAGCTTGTCCTATATTTGATAATGAATCAAACAATATCCACATTGTTGTCAGACCATTTTCCGAACCAGCTTTCTGTAATTCTTGGTCTTTATTTATAAGTTCTTGAACCGTATAACCTAATTTCTTAGCTAGAGTATTTATACTTCTAATTGAATCAATTTGCTCATCGGTATAACCTTGACTTCTTAATTGAGCGTCTGATAATGAATTTAATTGTTCAAGCATCTCGCCCTTCGTATCTATATTCTTTTCCTCTACTTTAGTAGTCTCTTCGACACTTTCGTTATATTTTAATTCATATCTAAAAGCACAGCCTAAACGTTCATTAACCATATTCTGCGCTTTTTCATAATAATATCCAGCTTCTGTTAATTTTTCTCGTCTTTTTAAACCATTATCCCAAGTTCCATATATAATTTCATCAACTAATTTATTATAATCTTTTAAATTATCTTTTACTGTATCAACAGCATTATTTATAGTAGATATTGGTTTTACTATATTATCAATACCATCAAAAATACTTCTTATCTTTGATGATACCTTATCTGTCCCCTCTAAAAAAGACTTTATACCTTGTAACACAGTCGTCAAAAATTTATTTATTTGTCCTATTGGTGAATTCTCAACAATCTTCCCGTCAACTTTCGGACCTAATAAATTATTTATAGCGTTAATATTTTTTCTTACACCATTAAATACATCTCTTAAATTATCAAGTAATGGGTCCCATATTTTTTCACCAACTCTTGCTGCTGCAGCTTTCATATTATTTAAAGCGCCATCAAATGTTTCATTACCTTTCTTAGCGTGAGCTCCAAAAGCATCATCCATGGCTGTAGCAAAATCTTTAAAACTAATTTTTCCCTTAGAAACCATATCTCTAATTTCGGATTCAGTATGACCCATAGCCTCACCTAATGTTGCGGCAGCATTCATACCTCTTGATGCCAAAGAGTTTAAATCATCGGCCATAACACGACCTTGACCTGCAACTCTTGTAAATACAGCCGAAATATCATCATAAGAACTGTTAGTCATAGCAGCTACACCCGAAATAGCCCTTAAAGAGCTATCCATTTGCTCACCTATCTCGACCTGTGATGCAAGTAATTGCGACGCTGCTTTTGCTGCTGAGTCATATCCATATGCGGTGTCTTTAACAGCATAATTTATGCTTTCATCAATTCTAGCCCATTTCTTTTTATATTCCTCTGTACCAAGTAAACCTTCAATTTGAAATTTAGCATTTTTTATATTTTGTGCCCTATTCTTACCACCAGTTATAACAGAATTTGTTAAAGTTGAAACAATATTCTTACCTGCTGTGATTGCGGAATTAGTTATTCTGGTTAGAGCTGTTGTACCAATTATACCCATCGTTGAAAATCTACTATTTACAGTATCGATTGCTTTACTTAAATCAGCAAGATTAACGTTTTTAGCAGAGGTTTTAATATTTTCTAGACCTTTTGTTGCGCCGGTCAAATTGAGTTTAGCTTTAAATTTATCTAATGTAGACATAGTTTGGCTAACGCCTTGTTCGAATTGTTTATTATCGAATTTCATTTGAACAATTCTCTCATCTACAGATTTACTCATTATTTTATGACCTCCTTCCACGCATCTTCTGCTATTTGGTCAAAAATTGGTCGAATAGCAGGATTTATATAATCTCTGCCTTCGACCCATCCACCGTTTCTAGTAGCATGACCATATTGCAGTAATACTGCTACTGAAACTTGATTATTTTCATAAATATAATTTGAGTTATACCATACAATAGATATAACCCCATTACTAGGGTGTTCTATTTCATAATACCAAGATTGAGAAGTTAAACCAGTATCTTTTGGTGTTGCTGAACTTAATGCGTCGACTCCCATTTTACCGTATTTGTTTAATAAATTATCTAGATATTTACCTCCAGATATTCTATTTAAAAATTTGGTAGTATTCGAGAAATCACCTTTATGAGTAATGGAAATTATATGACCCATGTCTTATTACCCCCTAGTATTAAATTTTTTCCTTCTTGCTGCATTTAGAGCTGCATTTCTACTCATTATTTCGTTTCTGCTCATCTTTTTACCAGGGTCATTCTTAATATTACATATCCTTATTAAAGTTAATAATCTATTAAGATGCCATCTTTGACATTCCATTGGTATATTTAGTGATATCATCCAATAATATATTAATTCAGATGTTATAATTTCCTTATGTCCAACGTTTTTTCTTGTATCATAAAAAGTAGTAGCAGTCATCGGTGCATCTATATATTCATTAATATCTTTAATATTTTCTTTCGATAAACATTTATATACATTATTATCTATATTTTGTGTTATAGTCATACATTTAACATAATCAATAGTTTCATCTATTGTTTTTTGATCTTTTGATAAGAATGGTTTATTCCATTTAGATTCCCATTTAGAAATTGAAACTAAAGAATGTTCTAAACATAATTTAGTTTCTTTTGTGTTTATGAATAAGTTATTAACATCGTCATATAATTCTAATGATGGCACCGTTATATTAAGCATTTACACACCTCTATTTTTCTTTACTTTCTATAAAATTTTTTAATTCAGCATTATTATTAACCTCTGATGTGTCTATGTCAGATGGTATAATTCCTTTTACAAATTCTGTAGCTTTCTCAGCATCAGTTGCTAATTCCATATATAATTCAGAAAATGCGGCTGATTGAGAAAAATCATTTGATAATGGATTTCCTTCTTTGTCTATTTTTATAAATCTTTTACCATCTTCACTTTTTACACCATATGAACTTAATAATAATTTTTTAAATAATTTTGTTATACTAGGAACATCTTGAGTATTTATTATTCTCTCTATAGTTTCTGTTAAACCTCCAGTTGTTCCTAATTCCATTTCCATTAATTCAGCCTTTGTTAAATTAAATAAGAATTTTTCTTCTCTTTCGTCTCCATTATAATCTGTATATTTTATAGTCTTTGTTAACATACTAATATTCTCCTCTCTAAAATAAAAAATAAAGGAGGCATAATGCCTCCTATTTGATAAATATAATTAAATTATCCTTGTGCATCAGTATCAGTAGTTGTTGTATCTGTTGATTCTGAAGTTGAATTTGAACTTACTAATTCTACAATTTTATCTGGTAGTGGAATAGCTGCTTCAGCGTCATCTGTACCATATAAATAATTTTCTAGATTCTTTAAAGCATCTGCTGATATTTTTGTAGAATCGATAACAACAGAAGCTGTTGGTTTGAATCCTTCAACTTCTACTGGTGTTGTAGAAACTTCCCAAGAGAATGTGATAGCTTCAGGACTATCATTAACAGTAGCGTAAGCTTTCTCTGATGGAGCTGCTAAAGCACCATATATAATATGAATTTTATAACCCTTTTCTGGGTCATCATCAGTACCAATTTTTGTTTGATAAGACAAACCAAATGGTATACGTTTTTGCTGACCAATTTGTACACCGTCTGCTAAATTTGTTTCGCCATTGCAAGCAGCAAATTCATCAGGATACGTGTAAGCTTCAATAGTAGCTTTAAATTCCTCAACTGATTGTAAATTTAAATATTTAATGTTGTCTGCATATAGAGCTGTTGTTTCAGCACCTTCTGGTGATTCTGATACTTGTGTTAAACCATTCCATACAACACCTGTTTGATAAGCTCCATTTGACATCGGATATAGCACACCTTTGCTAACACCTGTCTCATAATATCTTTCTCCTTGTTTATCCCATACAAGTTTTCCCATAATTAATTCCTCCTTAATAATATAATGTTATTACATCATGATTTAAATTATTTGTAGCATAATGTCTGTCATAAGAAGATAATGGCAAATCCAATATCTTACTAATAACTGTATTATCCGGTTTTTTGTCAATGATAGTAATTTTGTATTGCTTTCTGTTATAATATTTTATATCGTCGGAAAAAGCATTATACATATCATTTA